AGAACCTCCTAAAAATATGGTCTTGGCTAAAGGGCTACACACCTCCGGGGATGGAACTATGACGCCTCCCACCATCGGAGAACTTGGCGAGGCGGCCGCTGAGATTGTTTGGCGGGTCATGGGCAAGGGATCTGCCAAGTCGGCTTATGGCGAGTGGTTTCAAAAGGATCGCCCGACCTATGATTATCACATCCAACGGGCCATTCGGCACAACGCCACGGCGCAAATGCAGATTCATTTGAACACACCCCAGCCAGACGAGAACGGCGAGACGGCCTTGGATCACTTGGAGCGGGCGATTGTGCGGTCTCTCTTTGCCTGGGCGCAGTTAAAGAAGGAGCTACCCCGGCTATGAGATGGAAGGAGCTGGAGTGTGAGTTTGAATACGAAGGGGCTTTGTATGCCGCCAGCGCCGATGTCGAGGTGCTGACGGAGGAGAAGGACATTGGGCCAGAGGGTTTTCGGCAGCACGTCTTCGCACAGGTGCCGGTCGAGGCGGTGGTGGAGAATCTTCGGATCTTTAATGCCAACGGCGACCGGCTCACATCCCCTGCTTTCGATGTAGTTCAAGTCGCTACCGAGCAACTCGAAGACTTGGCCTGCCGCCAGACATGGGAGCTACCGGCGTGAAGCGGGCGGTTGTTACAACGGCCTTTGGAGCGAAGTGGGAGGAACTTCTCAAAGTAACCCAGCCCCGCATGGACGCCTACGCCAAGCGGACGGGGCAGGACTTCTTGGCCATCGCCAAGCCGCTGACGGAGCCGATGCAGTACACCAAGTCGGTCATTGCAAACTTCATGGCCACGAAGGGCTACGAGCAGATCACCTTTCTGGATGCCGACGTTTTGGTGACAGCGGATTGTGAAGACATCGGGGAGTCGTGCGGGTCGTTTAAGGCTTTTGACGAAGGGGCATTTCTTGACCGCAAACCCGGCATGGTGAACTTGGCCTCGGCCTTCGGCGCCCATATTGAGCCGCAGTTCTACGTCAACACGGGCGTCTTCGTCATCAGCAACAAAGCCATGGGCATACTTTCGATGCCGCCATTGGCTCTCCACCCAAACCACTTCGGAGAGCAAACCTGGCTCAACATCATGGCGCATTTGTGGAAGGTCACGCTGGAAGACTTGGACCCCGCTTACAACTGCATGACCAGCGTGGAGGAACACTTTGGATTGGACCGCTACAAGGACGCCAAAATCATCCACTATGCGGGTCAGTCCGCCGACATGGACAAGCTGATTGAGACGGTTAAGGCGGATGACGAGAAGCTGAAAGCGGTAGGGAGATGACTTTTGTGAAGGTGGTCGAAGAGTGCGGGCGGTGGCGTTTGCATACTACCGGCGGAAACCCAATTGGCCCCCGCCTATGGGGAGCCGAGCCACCCAACGGGCTTCCCCCGCTTACTGATTTATTTGAAGACAAGATGGCCGCCCAGGATGCGGCGCAACTATGGAACCTCTACGCCGTCTGGTGCCAGGAGCGCAGCGGAAAAAAGAAAGCAAAGAAATGGACTCGGACCAATTAGCCAAGGGAGACATCAATGAGCGTTACAAACAGTTGGCGGGCGAAGTCGCCGCTAGAGCGATTCTGGACATTCATTTGCTCAATCGCAGGAAGATTCTCAAAGGACTCAAGGTTGTCGGGCAACCGCGTCACCGTCTCTCCGATTGTCTTTGTTATAGAAAAATCCCAGCAATCAAACGATTGGTCAAAGATTTTAAGGACGGGACGATACTCTCTTGGTGCCGACTTGCCGGGGCTAAAGTGGATCAGGCAACGCTAAACCGATATGTCATTGGGAGATACCAGTAATGAGGGACGTGCTGGAATTTTTGGGGGCAACCGCCATCTGCACGTTTCAGTTGGTGCTGATCTTTGGAACATTGGCGGGTCTGTTTCTTCTGCTGTGTTTCGCGCTGGGGTGGATTGTCGAAATGATAAGGCGGTTAAAGTGAAGCGGAAGAAAGAGCTTCCTGTGGTCACGGTGCGTCACGTCAGGGATGTCACCTACTGCGAGTTGCAGGTGGAATGCGACAGCCGCACCTACGCGGAATTGGTCAAGTTTGGCCGAAAGAAAATCCTTTGGGACCGGCAGGCCATGTTTGCCTACGGCTTCAAACTGGCGCTGGAATCGGGACTAAAGCGGGAGAAGCGCAAATGAGGGACTTGCTTGTTGGCCTAGCTGGCATTGCCGGGATGATTATCGGAACCCTTATCATCTGGTTTAACCGGAGCGACCGATGAGCTGGGAGAAATACTGCACGCTCCAAGTGGACGGCAAAACCATCCCGGCTGGGCGCTGGTCACTATGCAGCGAGCCGGAGGGAGACTTCGATCCTTACGCGCTTATCTACTACTTCGATGAGCGCGGCCTTGGGTACGGAACCCATGTCGAGGACTGCGTAATCACCGACCCCGCCTACGGGCAAGTGCATCCCCAATGCTCTTAAAGAAACCACAAATCAGCGAGGACGATGTGACCTTTTTTAGACTGATGCTGGAATCCAACGCGGTTGAGCCTGGACTGCTGTTTCCCCTCACCCTCGGCCCCAAGGCGCGGCTCCTCAACACCATGCTTTACGACCATTTCCACGGCAACGGCTGGAAGCTGAACCTTTTGACAGGGAGGTACGAGCGTGATGCTGCAACTCAATCCTGAAATCTGGATGATGACGCCGAAGGGAGAAGGCTTGGCTTTCCTAGCTACCGACTACGGCTGCGACCACAACAAGGTTTTCACCGTCCTTCTGCAATCGGGCGATGTGTTGGATTTTGACATGAAGGACTGCCGTAGATGCGAGAACCCGACCTACGGCCTGACACAGATGCCCAAGCCCCCGGAGCCGCATTACCCATGAAGCAATACTTAAATAAAATATGTAAATGGTTTAATAGGCAGTTTGATTGGCTGGCACCTGTGTTGTTTCTTTGGACAGCCATCAAATCACCTCTTTTTGGGAAATCTTTGGATTGGTTTGATGCAGGATTTCTTGTCGCGTTTGTGATTTTTATGTGTGACGTGCGGAGTTTTTCGGATGAGTGACAACGCCAAGTGGCTTTTGGAAATATTGGAGCGGGTCAAGCGCAAGCTGTCCAAGGAGCGAGACCGTGCCGAGACCAGCCATGCCCCGCGCCTGCGGGCCATCCTGGCCGATGTGGATGCGGCGAGATTGATTGCCAAAGAAGTAGCTCAATCACCCACAACAAAAACAAAGGAGAACACAAAATGAAAGACACCCTGATTGACCCCGCCATCTCGGCGTTGACCTACCGCGTCAACCTAGCCGAGAGAAAGAACGAGGAGCTGGAACTGCTCTGCAAGCAGACGGCGGAAAGCCTTCGCCAACTGCGCCAGGAACTTGCCGCAGGACGAGTGGCCATCCGCGAGAACAGCGAGAAGCAGGCCAAGGCGGTACTGGCGGGGGTGCTGGATGAGCGGGACATTGTTGTGCCAGCGGAGCTACGGATCAAACCATCCAAGATTAAACGGGGTGGACGCAGATCGGGTGGATCAAACCGCACCTCCACCACCACGGCAAAGCGGTGGGCTTTGTGGAAGCTGCAACGCGAACAGGGATACACCTTCCAGCAGATTGCAAGAGCCTGGGGATGCAACCACACCTCTGTTGTTCATGCCAGCCGCCATGACTTCAAGCCCTACAAAAACTACGAGCAGGCGGGGAAACGCAAATGAAACTTTGGACCAACAAGACCCCCGGCACCCACCAAATTGACAACAACCACTGTTGGCCACTTGTCACTTATGTGTTGCCCGATGAGCTGACCGGCCACCCATTCAACCAAGACTTCTTCCCCTGCCCCCACAAGATTAAGCCATATTACCCCGGCCGCAGCACGGGCGGGATCACGGCAGTGTACAGGTCGGGGGCGCTTGGAGATGCCATCATGGCCACGGGCATTGTCCGTTACTTGGTCGAGAAAAGCGGAGGCACCGTGGACGTGTATGCACCCGCTCGCAACCTGACGCTCTATGGAGGGCTGGGAGCCAGGCTTATACCGCTGCCAGCGGTCGCCGAGGCGTGGGAGGCGTATGACGCTCATGTTCCCCTCGATGATTTGTTTAGCGGTAAAGTCATGGGGTCGGAGCTTGGCACGGGGCCGGGATGCTTTTGGGACAGGATCTACCGCTGGATGGGAGCCGAGACCGATGAGGTCAAAGTGGACCCGATCTACAAGCGGCCAACGCTGACGGTGATTGCCACCGACTTGGATGAGCTAAAGAAGCAGAACAAGTGGCCGATTCCAGAGCCGTACTTTGTCTATCACGTCAACGCTTCCGGCCCTACCCGCTCCTACCCCGTCGAACAAGGCAAGGCGGCAGTGTTGGCGCTGCTTGAAGAGTTCCCCAACCACCGCGCCGTTATTGTCGGAGCCAGCCCATCGGTGGACTTTCGGCTGGAACACAAGCGGGTGTTTGATTTGTTTAACTGCACCGGCCAGTTCCGAAGCCTGCTACCCGTCTTGCAAGGAGCCGACTTTGTGGTTTGCCCTGACTCTGCCGTGCTTCATGCCAGTGCTGGGCTGGGGACGGCAACGGTATCTATCTGGGGTAGCTACGCCCCGACTGACCGTTGCCAATACTATCCCCTGTCCTTCCCTTGCTACGAGCCGTCAGTCTGCCCGCATGCCCCCTGCCACCCGCAGATGGGTCTACCCCAAGCCAAGTGCAAGGACGCGACCAACCGAACCAAGGGAACGCAATTAAATTGCAACGCCATCCGGGCGGTGACTGCGGAGATGATTGTGGGAAGGGCGAAGGAAGCGATGGAGGCGCAGAAAGAGTGATCTTCAAACCGGCGAATGGTGTGCAGGGAGAGCCTGCAACGGTGGGTTTGTTCCCCTTGAGGCGTCGAGGTTTCTCCGCCCCTGGGCTTG